TATCTCGCGCTGATCAAACGCAGCATGGAGCAGGACGTTTATCCGAAGCTCGGCGGCTTACCGATCGATGCGATCACGACACCTTTGGTGATCCAGATGCTCCGTCCCATCGAAAAGCGTGGTGCCGTGGAAACGGCACACCGGGTAAGACAGCGTGTCTCAGAGGTGTTCGGCCGGGCGATCGGCAGCGGCATAGCGGCCAGCGATCCCGCAGCAGCGGCCAGTCGGGCGTTGGCGCGAGTGAAGAAGGGCAAGTTTCCGGCCGTTCGTACCGTGGAGGCCGCCCGGAAGGTGCTGCGCAAGGTCGAGGATCAACCGGGGCAACCACTAACGAAGCTCGCCTCGCGCCTGCTGGCACTGACCGCAGTGCGCACAGGCGTGCTGCGCTTGGCGGAACCAGAGGAATTCGAGGGACTGGATGGCGATGCCCCCATCTGGCGTATCCCCGCGCACAAGATGAAGCTCGTGCTCGAGCGGAAGGAGGATATCGCCTACGAGTTCGTGGTGCCCCTCGCCCGCCAGTCGGTGGAGGTGGTGCAGGCGGCGATGGCCTTCTCCGGTGGCCCGTTGATCTTTCGCGGAGTTCGCAGCTTCAAACAGCCGATCAGCGACAGCACCTTGAGCAAGGCGTATCGCGACGCAGGTTTTGCGGGCGTCCACGTGCCCCATGGCTGGCGATCGACCTTCTCGACCGTGATGAACGAACTGGCTGCGGTGGAAAGCCGAGTGGGCGATCGGGAGATCATCGATCTCATGCTGGCTCACATCCCGAAGGGAGTGGAAGCGGTGTACAACCGCGCCGCCTACATGCCGCGCCGGCGCGAGCTCGCGCAGGAGTGGGCGGACATGCTGACCGCCGACCTGGTGCCCCCACAGGCGCTGCTCACCGGATTGCGCCAGGCGCAGCCGGGAGGCTGGCAGCATGAGCGGCGCGCCCACAGCACGTGATGTCCGCCGTCTCCTGAAAGGCGCCTCTGCAAGTCTGAGCGGCCGCACAGAGCGTGGCCCCGATCGCAGGGTTCGCCGAAACAGCTATGACGTCGACAGCCGGCACGCGCAGGTGTTCCGCCCCATCGGCGACGGCAGCACCGCCGGCGCGCTTGGCTGGATCGACTGTCTGCTGAAGACGGTCACGGAATGGGATGACCTCGAGCGCAAGAAGGGTGGCGCACGGCCCATTGGGTTTCACGGCATCCGCGTGCTTGAGACGCTTCTCGGCCGCCGCGGCGTCATCCAGGTCGATTTCCGAACCGGCCGGCTGGAACCCGCAATCGACACTATCGCGCGTGTCGCCGGCCTGTGTCGCACCACGGTCGTCCGTGCGCTCGCCCGCCTGAATGCCCTCAAGATACTGCACTGGGTGCGGCGAACGCAGCGCGCAGCGACCGCGGGTCAATCCGGGCCGCAGCTCGAGCAGGTGTCCAATGCCTATTGGTTCGACCTCAGCGGCTTGCCCGCACGCGTCCTTCAGCGCTTCCGCGATCTCTGGAACCGTAAGCGGGTGCGGCGCGAGGGCACCGTCCCCCCTGATACACCCAAGAGCGCGGGACCGTCGCCGGAACTCGCCGCAATCCTTGGATCGATCGAGAAAGGCATAGCCGCGAAGGAACGGGGCGCGAGTCCACCATGCGGTCAGTATCCCAGCTCAGAGATCAAAGGATAAGGAATTGCCTCGCTTCGGCGAGGCAATGCTCCAGTAGGTTGCTCCCCCGACGCCGATCTGGCCCGCCCCCCCTCACCCGACAGCCAAGATCCGGCTGTCGGAGCGTGGCGGCTTGCGCCGCCTCGGGGGTATGCGAGGGGGAGGAGCACGAAGCGTGCCGTGCTTCGCAATGGACGCGTCTGCGGCACTGATCTTTTTAGTTCGGAATAACTCGCATTGCGCATGGTCCCACTGCGCGGTGTCCGGCACCCAGCCGCCCTGACTTTCGACCCCCCACCCCCATCTAGGCATGGATGGAGCCGCGTCCCGCACCCGATGACGATCCGCCGACGTGCGACGGCGTCGCGCACGCCTGGCGTGTGCTGCCCGGCGACGGCGACGTGCAGCACGCCGTCGCCCGGTGCTGCGGCGTTCGCGCCATCAGCCGCTTCGGCGTCTGGTCGCTGGTCGAGGGCGACGATCCCGCCGCGCCACTGGGCGAGCCGTCACCCGACTAGGGCGGCGCCCCAGGCGTCGAAGATCCGCCGGTGTCGGTCGAGCTGCTGCGATCGATTGTACGCGCCCTCCACCTTGGCCGTGGATCCGTCCTCGCTCTTCAGCGTGTGGCCGAGCGCCTGGTCGATCGCGCCGCGCTCGAGCGGCATCGTCTCATTCATGATCGTGGAGAAGGTGGCGCGCCAACCGTGCGGCACATGGCGGCCGGCGAACGACGTGCGCGCGTAGAGCGCGCCGATCGCCGCCTCGCCAAGTGGACTAGTTTTCCCTGTGCCCCGGAAAACTAGTCCACCCTGCGTCTCTGGCTCAAAGCGTTGCAGCGTCCGCGCTTCGCGCAGCACCGCCACTGCGGCCGGCGACAGGGGCACGACATGGTCGTGTGCGACGTCGCCCTTCTTCGCGGCCGCCAGCTTCATCCGCGCGGCCGGTACGCGCCAGATCGGCGCGGCGCCGTCGAGATCCTCGATCTCGTCCCACTCCGCGCCCCGCACAGCTGCCCAGCGCATCGCTGTCAGCGCCAGGAACGTCGATGCCAGCTTCGCCCCGCGCGACGCATCGAGCCGCGCCACCTCGGCCAGCAGCTGGCGCGCGTCGGCGATCGTCATCAACGCCGCATGGTGCCGCACGGCCGCCGGCTTCTTCAGCCCGCGGCCGACCTTCTCGGCTGGATCTGTCCTGCACCAACCCTCGCCGATCGCCAGCTCGAACACGGCCGAGATCCGCTGCCGCAGTCGACGGGCAGTTTCCCGCGCGCCACGACGCTCTACCGCGCGCAGCAGCTCGAGCACGTCGGCCGGCGCGATCGCGTCCAGCGGCTCGGCGCCGATCGCTGGGAAGACGTCGCGCTCGAGGCTGACCAGGACGTCGGCCGCGTGGACAGCTGTCCAGCTTTCCGCCTGGACAGCATGCCAGGCGCGCGCCGCCGCTTCGAACGTCTCGACGCGCGACGATCGCGCGCGCGGATCCTCGCCGCGGCGAAGCTCGTCGCGAGCGGCATCGGCGCGCGCCCGGGCGCCGACCAAGTCCAGCTCGGGATAGCTGCCGAGCGTCAGCAGCTGCTCCTTGCCCGCGTAGCGGAAACGCCAGCGGAAGCTCTTCAGCCCGGTCGGCGCGACATAGAGGTGTAGACCGGCGCCATCCGCCAGCTTGTAGGCGGCCGCGCGGGGCCGCGCGGCTTTCACCGCGGCGTTCGTGAGCATATGGTGCCTCATGGCGGATGATGTTGAGGATGAGGGCGTCACGCCCGCGGTTCACTTCGTCGCCTTCCGCGGCGACGAGTATTGGTCAGTCGTGCGGATCTGGGGCAGGCCCGGGTTCATTCATCGCTGCTGGGATCAGCGCGCCAAGCGGGAGATACATCCCAGCGATACCGTCGTGTCTGCGAAGGGGACCGAGCGGGATCCCCCAAGCCGGTTCAACGGTGCCGATATCGAAGAGGAGTAGCGATGTGGACGGATGCGCGAAGGAGCTGCAGCTGGGGCCGCTCGAGCGGGCCGCGCTCGATCTAGTCCGAGCGGTTCAGGCGACGCTTCTTTCGAAAGACGCGATCTTGATCGACTTCCCGCTCGAGACGATCGCCCGCGTTTTGAGCCTGATCGACCCGACGTCAAAGCCGCGGTACTCAGCAGGGTGAAATCCTCACGGAGCGGAGATCATCCCCATGCTGCCATTTGCTCATCTTGTGTTCGTCGCAGCGGCGGCCACTCAGGCCGTGCTCGGCGTACCCGCAGGGGAAACGTCTTCAGATCTTATCGCTGGGACAAACGTCGCCCCGTGCAAGCCCCTCATGTCGGAACGCCAGCTGTCGACGAGTGAAGCCGCAGATTTGAGGACGCTTCAGATGTCAGTCTTCGACCGCCTCCGACCTTTGAAGATTGAAATGGCAAGCGGCATCAAATCCGGCGTCGTCATCCTGTGGGTCCGAGATCCAGAAGCAGTGTGGAAATCACTCCGAGATTTCAGAGCCACTCGCCGCGTCTGTGTTGTCAAAGCAACGTACTTTCCACGACCGGTCTGATCACCGAAGAAGTCTGCACGCCGGAAGCGGCGGAGGTACCCTCCGCCGCGGTCACGCATATCTGCGGCTTTCAGAGGGTCGATACCCGCTGACGAGTAGCGCGATACCCGCGCGCAATTCGTGCTTTCGAGTATTACTTGATCGAAGCGCCGCGCGATCAGCGCGCCGGCGCGTCCTTCTTCGCCTTCGGTGCCAGCTTCTTCGCGGCGACGGCAGCGATCGCCGACACAGCCCAGGGCAGCACCACTTCACGCGCGATCGTCTTCAGCAGTTCCTTCATGGTCGTCTCCTTCAGGGTTATGATCAAAGGCCGGTGCGGCAGAGCTCGCGCTCGCGCTCCCGGCGCAGGACGAGGCCGCGCAGCACCTTTCCGCCGGCGAACTTCCACATCGGGAAGGCATCGCAGCCGGCAGCCCATTGCCCGGCGTTGAAGCGCCTGGCGGCCGTCGACTTGCAGAAGCTCGGCCATCCGATGTTGTAGGCCAGGCTGACCGAGGCGGCCGCCTGGTTCGGCCGGCCGTACAGCGCCGGCACGCACGCGATGACGCGGCTGGCCATCTCGATCAGCTCGGCCTCAAGCAGCGCGGTGCATTGCGCCTCGGTATAGGTCTGTCCCATGCGGACGCCGCGGGTGATGCCGTCGCAAGCGGTCGGCACCTTCACCGCATCGAGGTAGGCGCGCAGATACTGCGGCCCGGAGACGTGTCGGATCGTGGCGCGGCCGGTCGGGGCGATCGTCACCGCGACCTCGCGGCCGCTTTCCTCGGCCGGAATCGAGGTGAACAGCGCGATCGCGCCGGCGATGCTGCCCAGGACGCCGGCGAGCGTCTTCGGCCCGGGCTTCAGCTCAGCCATCGATCTTCTCCCCCTTGCGGGCACGGCCGAGCAGCGCGCGCACGGTGTCGGTTTCGAAGATCCGGATCAGCGTCCAGATGATGGTGAGCAGCGCGGCCAGGTGCGGCAGCAGCTGCGTGACGGTGCCGACGGCGACGCCGAACGACAGGATGTCGACCGACGCCTTCGCGGCGCCGGGCACATGGTCCAGCGTCATCGATGTTCTCCAGGGGAAAGGCGCCGGCGCAGGATGCGCGGGCGCTAGGTACGGCCTCAGCCGTGCTGTTCGGTGGAACCGCTTTTCGCGGTCAGAGGGCCGCCTCGATCGCGGCGATCCGCTGCTCCTGTGCAGAGATCAGGAACATGGCGAGTTCGTCGTAGCGAATGCCGTAGCGATTGCCGGCCGGCCGTCCTGCAACCGCCTCCCGCGCCGGGCGCACGATGTCGCCGTCATCGTCTTCGACCGCGGCGAGCGCCGGCTGGTCTGGCTCGGCTTCCCACTCGTCGTAGCAGACGAAGGCGTAGCGCATCGGGATCAAGCCTGCGGCCTCCAGGATCGAGACCACCTGCTGGGCTTTCACACCCACATGCAAACGTGCCTCGGCATCACCTTTGGTCGCGCGAGCGTCGTTGAACTGGAACACGCCGATGGAGCGGGCGATCTCCATGGCGGCCGCCAGCTCCGCTGCATCGAGCGCGCCCCGCCAGGTCTTCTCGCGTTGATCCGAGGTGTTGATCGTGCCGGACGCCGCGTAGAGGGTCGCGAACCGCGTCGCCGGCGCGCCCAGCGCCATCGTCTGATCGGCACCGCTCAGCAGGCTTGCCGCGTTGATGCGGAGTCTCAGGGCATTGTTCAGGTAGAACCCGTGCCATGCGAAATCGCCGCCCGCGGTCTTTCCGGCGTGATATTCCATTCCCGCCAGCGAATTGACGCCCATGCCGTACGTCTCGTTCGCGGATTTGAAGAGGTAGAACTTCAGGGATTGGTTTTCGCCCACCGCGGAGAAGTAGGTCGAATCCAGTGCTAAGTTTGTCGGGGTGGCCCTTCCACCAACCGCGCTGCCGACCTGAACGTCACCGTTCGCCAGGATCGCGAACTTTTCCGAGCCGAACTGATTCTCCGTTATCGCCCAGCGGTTCGCGCCTTCGGGCACGCCCATGCTCCAATTGGCGGCAGTGGTAGCGAAAGTCATAGCCGCCGATGATCCGTACCGGACCTCGAACCGTGGACCGCTGCAGAATGCGCCATTGCCGTCGATCGTGAGCCGGTCGAAGCCTCCAGCCACCAAGCTCATGACGTTGGCGCTTACGCGGCGGATGCCGGTATCCTGGTCCGCGGCGAAGCGGAGCGCGGGCGTGCCGACTGTGCCGTCTGGAATCAGACCCTGGCCGATCCCGTCGCGGACCGCGCCGAAGGTGTTGAGCAGCTGTGCAGCTCCGAGCGCCAGGTCGCGCGCGAAGCTCGACGTCGGCTGGATGGCATAAGCCTGGCCGCCCGCCGACGCCCCCTGGTACGCGGGAATGATCGTCAGCTGGGTGGCGGATTGCACCGCGCTGATCTCGTACTCGCGGCCATCCGGCCCGAGGAAGGCTTCGCCGGCCTGCGTGTTGCCGACGAAGTCGGTGCCCGCACCGGTGACGGTCGCGGATCCTTGGGTCACGGCAACGCTGCCGGCACGATACCAGGGCATGAGCTAGATCCTTACTGTTCGACGGAGACGAGCGAGAGGCTCTGGATCGGCTCACCGGCCGAGCCGTCATTGGGTGAGGTGAAGTCGAAGGTGGCGAGCGTGCGGCCAACCAGCGTCAGGCGATAGGAGAAGTCCTGCGCACCTTCGGAATTGTCGGTGATGGTGATCGCGCCCGCCATCGTCTGCGTGCCGAGGCCAGGCGTGGCGCCCTCCGGCGCGGCGTAGCTGGTCTCGCCGGTGATCGTGCCGGTCTGCAGCTCGACCCATGGTCCATCGGCGCCACGGCGACGCTCCAGCTTCAGCGTGGCGCTGGGCGTGCCGGTGATCGACCCGCCCGGTGGATTGACCCGCCGGCGCAGGCTGTAGCTGTAGCTCGCGACGATGCTCTTCGGCTTGCCGGTGGTGCCGAACGGGCCAAGCTCAAGCGAGGCGTTCGCGGTGGTCAGCGACGATCGAACAGCGTTCTTCAACACGCCGGCCGACAGCGACCCGCCGAAATATGCGCTGTTGTCCATCCCCTCGTAGCTGGTGGCGTTGGCCTTCGTGCACTCGGAGATCGCCATGGTCGGACCGAACCAGCTGACCAAGTCGCCGTACTTGCCGAAACCGATACCCTCCACCCGCATCACCGTGCCGGTGTTCATGATCATCCGGCCGGTGCCCATGCGTAGATCGGTGTTGATCAGGTTCAAGGAACCGGGGCCGCTGGTGGAGCCGATCAGCTCGATGCCGTTGAGGCTGCCGTCGCTGTCGATCGCGAGAGTGTACTTACCTTCGATCAGCCCCAGCCGGTTCACGACAGCGGTGAAAGCCTGCTGCAAGCCAACGCTGCCGACGCCATCGATAACCGCCTGGATCTGCTGAACTAGCCGGCCGATCGCCTCGTCGCGCGTGGCACTGGCCTCGTCGACGGCAGCAACAACCGCGCGCGTCGCTGGCAAGCCAGTCGCCGGGTCGTTCACCTGTGCCGACACCTGCTGGATGTCGCGCGCGTTGGCATCGTCGCGCGTGACGCTGGCCTGACGATCCTGCGCCACGGTGGCGCTGATCGCCACCAGTCCGGTCTCCGGATCCTCGATCGCCCCTTCGATCAGGTCGAGGCGTCGGGCGAAGGCGGCATCGCGCTCCGCCGACGCTTCTTCCAGCGCGTTGATGCGCGCCCTGGTGGCTGGCAGTCCGCTCGCCGCATCGTTGAACACCACTTCGAGCGCGTTAACCCGCTCCGCCGTTGCCGCGTTCGCATCAGCGGCTACCTTCGACGTGGCGACGATCGCCGCATCGGCCGCGTTCATCCGCGCGAACAGCGCTTGGCGCGCAACCGCGGCCGCCCGCTCATTCTCGACCAACGTGGTCGCAAATTCGGTCTGGATCTGCACTGCCTGCGCAATGCGTGCGCGATCGGCCTGGTCGCCGGCGACCAGCGCGCGAAGCAGCGCCTCGTCGCTGCTGTCCGCTGCGCCGATCTGCTGCCGGATCGTCATCTGCGCGGAGGCAATGCCGCCGGCGTTGTCGAGCGATACGCGATCAAGCCGCCCGATCGCCGCCGCCTGGTTGTCCAGCGCGCCGCCCTGCGCCTGTAGCTGCTGCGTCAGCAAGTTGTCCCGCGTGACGCTGGCCTGCGCCTCCGACAGCACCGATGCGCGGATCTGCCCGATCTGCACCGTCAGCGCCGTGCGCGCGGTCGCCTCGGCGCTGAAGCCGTCGACCAGCTTGGTGGTCAGCTCCTGCCGTGCCTCGGCGATCTGCGACAGCTGGTATCGGCTCGCCATGTCGCCAGCCAGCATGCCGCGCAGCGCCGCCTCGGCCGCATCATCGGCCGCGACGCGCGCCTGGCGCACCGTGACCGAATAACCCGACACGTCCGGCAGCGTGGACAACATCTGCTCGGCCGAGCCGAGCCGGATGCCGAGCTGATCGACGATCGTCGTGCTGGCCTTGCTCGACACCTCGCCTGCGAGCGCGTCCAGCGTCTGCTCGACATCCGACGTTCGCCCGCCGATCGCCGTCACCTCGACCAGCGACGCCTTCAGCGCCACCGCCGCGTTCAGGCCGTCGATCTCGCTCTCGGCCGACGTGAGCCGGGCAATGATCGGCTCCAGCTCGGCAACCTGCGAGGGGTCGAGCACCGCCTGAGCGATCAGTTCCTGCACCTGGTTGACCGAGGCCTTCGTCGTCACGACGCTCTTGACCGCATCGATCGCGATCTCGGCCGTGGAGGTACGATCGTGCAGCTGGTCGATCGCATAGATCCGCACCTGGCCGGTCGCAGGATCCACGACGATGCCGGCCTCGCGCAGCACGTCGCGCGTGCGGGCGCTCTCCATCAGGGCGCGCAGCAGCGCCTCATCGATGCGGCCGACGTCGCGCGTGATCTGACGCTGGGCGGCGCCCTGGTCGGCGGTGACGTCAGCCAGCTGCGCCAGCGCGTCGTCATGGCCGAGCTGGACCTGCTGCAGCGCGCTGATGTCCGACGTGATTGGCCCGAACTGCTGCTCGATCGGCTCGATGCGATCGAGCTGGGCGATGACCTCGGTCGCCGGAATGCCGCCGACCGCTTCCGTGTCCCGCGCGGTGTTCTCGCCGGTTACATCGGCATTGTTCACCGGCTTCGTGCCGGTCGGATCGGCAATGTCCTCCCAGTTAATGCCGGCGCCGAGCGGCTTTGGCTTCGCCGCCTTGCTCAGCCCTTCGATCGACAGCGACAGCTTGCTGAGGCTGTCTCCCACCTCGATCGAGAAGTCCTTGAAGAAGCCGAACAGCGTCAGGCTGTCCATGCCGGTCTGTCCGATCCAAAGCGCCGGTCGCGCGCGAACGGCTGCAATGCGGTTGGCGACCACATCGACAGCGTCGGATCGGATCAGGGCGCGAGCCGCCATCTTCTTCGCCCAAGCGCGCTGAACGATCGTCACTTCGCCAAAATCGTCGACCTCCTTGCGGCTGAAGTCGGTGATCCCGGCAGAGGGAGCGGCCTCGGTGATGCCGAGGCCGACAATCTGGCCCACCAGGAGCGTGCCGACAGCGACATTGCCGGCGCCCGCGATCGTCACTGTGATCGTGCCGGCGACGCCAGGCAGATCGAGGAAGGTGATCGCGCCGGCGCCGACCTGCTGCGTGCGGTCATAGCCCGACGCCTGCACCCGCACCGTCGCAGCCCGGACGTCGAGGAGCGCGAGGCCGGTCGCGGCGCCAGCGTTCAGCTGAACCACCATCGCGCCGGCTGCGCTGGTCTCGGTGCCGAGCGCATCGTCAAACATCGCCCAGCGGTTGGTCGGGCCGATCGCCAGCCAGCCCGGCGCATTGGACGCCGGATCATTGCCCTTGTTGTTCGCGACGAGGCTCTCGAAGCGGCGGTGCGCGCGCGCGACGATTGCGCCGGCGGGATAGGTCGTGTCGGCCGACCACGCTAGCGCGGGATCCTCGGGCACGCTGCTGTCGACGAGGACGGCATCGGTCACCGGCACCGGCTGCAGCAGCTGGAAGGTCGAAGCCTCGCCGTCAGGCGCGGGATCTCCGCCGGGATCTGCCACAACTTCGGTCTCGCTCAGGCCTTCGACCGTCAGCGTGCAATAGCTGATCGGCGGAACGGCGAGATCCAGCTCGAAGTCCTTGTAATAGCCGTCGGCGCTCAGCCAGCTGAAGCGGTCGTCAGCCACCCAGCGCGCCCGCGTTGCCCGCAGATCGGCAAGCCGGCGCTGCAGCGCGTCGACGTCGCCGAACGGCAACGCCATGCGCACCGACAATCGGCGCGAGAAGCCGCGCTCGACCACCGTCGTCACGCCGAAGTCGTCGGTGATCCGCTTGCTATAATCGATGATCCCGATGCGCGGCGTCGTCTCGGTGGTGCCCAGCTCGATCGTGCCGGTGTCGGTGACGATCTTCATGCCGCCTCCACCGAGATTGCGTCACCGCCGCTGCTGGCGGTCACATTGTCGAGATGCTTGGCGATGCGGCCGGTGTTGGCGGCGATCGCCGCGGTGCCGGCGGTCATGTCGGCGCGCAGCTGCGCGATCTCGCCGCGGAGCGCGCTCTGCTCGGCCGCACGATCGTCGTTGGCTGCCGAGCTTGGCGCCATGGCGCGGCCGTCGACGGCGGAGGCAATCTGATCAGCCTTGCTCTCCGGCTTGTTGGTCGCGAGCGCGCCGACGACACCATAGGTCGCCTCGAGCGCCGCGGCGGTCTGCGCCTGGACGCGCGCCAGCTCCTGCCGACTGGTCGCAGCATCGGCTGCGGCGCTGAGCAGCGCCTGGCTGAGCTGCGGCAGGCTCTTGGCGGCATCCATGTCGCCGGCGCGTGCCTTGGCATTCGCGGCGTTGAACTGGCCCATCAGCGAGGCGAAGCTGTTGCCGCCGCCGGCATCGGCCAGGCCGCGAATCCGCCGCACCTCGTCCATGATGCTGTCGCCGACCAACGACCACGCCTTGCGCAGCTCGTCGGCCGCCCGGGCGGCTTCCTGCGCGTCCTGCAGATCATAGATCTGCTGCTGCAGCGCGCGGTTGCTGGCATCGAGCTTCGCGAGCTCGAGCGCGCGCAGCGCCGCGGTGTCGCCGCGCAACTCGAGCAACCGGCGCTCGAGATCCGCGCGCTCGGCCGCCACGTCGGCCGCAGACTTGGCGCCGGCGAGCTTCTCCTGCAGCTCGGCAAACGCCGGCGCCAACTGGATCAGCGTGGCATAGGCCGCCTGGCCGGCGCTGGTGTTGAGATCCTGCGCCTCGACCAGCTCGCGATAGGCGGCGAGCGTCGCCGGCATCGTCAGGCCGAGATCGCGGAACACGCGGGTCAGCTGCTCGGTCTTTGCCGCGGTCTGCTCGGCCGGGGTGTAGAACGCCTCGAAATAGCTCCCGATCGCGCCAGTCAGATCACCGATGCTGTCGAACTGGTCGGCCAGCGCCAGCTTGGCGTCGATCGACATGGCACGCGCGGCGCCACCCATCTGGCCGAGCGCGTTGGTGACTGCCTCGGCCGTCGACGCGACACGCACCAGCGTCTCGAAAGCACCTTCGCCGACCTTCTGGAACCGCTCGATGCCCGGGAAGGCGGCGTTTGCCATGTTGTCGGCCGCCGCGCCGAACACAGCCTCGAGCTTCTCCTGGATCTCGGCGCCCGACAGTCCCTTCAGGTCGATCTTGCCGATGTTGACGACGAAGCCCTTCAGCTGCGCCTCGATCGCGGCGGTCGACTGGCCGAGCGGCTCGGCCGCGCCGGCGATCGCGTCGGCAAAGGAACGCAGCACCAGCGTGAATTGCTGCTCGAGCGCCGCATCGGCCTGGCCGAACTGAGTCGCGTAGGAGGTGCCGGTGGTGATCCCGAGGAACTTCTTCTTTTTCTCGACGTCGCTGTAGGTCGATGCGTCGAAGCCGCCGGTGAGGATCTGGTCGAGCGACTGCGCGCGGCCATAGATGCCGCTCGCGATCACCGACGTCTTGCTGCCGAACAGCGACGACAGGATGCCGCCAACCAGCGGAATGGCGCCCAGCACCGAGCCGATCGCGTTCGGCTTGAAGCCTTCGGCGACCTTGCTGTCGGCGTTGACGTTGCCGCCGCGCACCAGGACGGCCGCCAGGCCGCCGATCTGGCCGTCGATTGAGCGGAGCGATCCGGCCATCTGGCGCGCGAACGTGTTGGTCAGCGTATCGACCTCGCGCAGCTGGTCGATCGACCGCTTCAGGCTCTCGGACTGCGCCTTGCCGTCGCCCAGCACCGTGCCGGTGCCGGTATTGGCCGGCTCGAGATCCTTCTTGCTGCCACCACCAAAGGCACCGCCGATCGCGATGCCGATCGACGCCAGCACAGCCGCGGTCGCGGCGCCGGCTGCGATGTTGAGCGGGAACGGCAGCGGCGAGATTGCCTTCGCGACTGCCTCGGCCGCATGCGCCGCGGCGCGAACGCCGCTCTTCGCGATCGAGCTGGCCGTCTCGATCGCGTCCTGCGCCATGGCGCGCACCGACAGGGCGAACTCGATCGCGCGGAAAGTCTTCTCGGCAGCAGCCATAGCTTTGTAGCCATCGCTTCCTTCCTTAAAGAAGCCCTTGGCGGCCGAAGTCATGTCGCCGAACAAGCCGACCTGCGTCGTCGCCGACGCGAGGGCGAACTTGGCATTGGCGCGCTCTATCGCGACCTTGTCGCTGCCCGCCTTACGGACCTCGGCTTGATGCTGGGCATCGAGGCGGGCGCGGTTCGCTTGGAAGCCCGCATAGATGGAGGCGACATCGCCGATCGAGCGGCCGACCTCGCCGAACGCCTCCGCCATCCCGCCAGCCGCATTCTGCACGTTGCGGGCGATCAGATCCCATTTGTCGGCAGTGAAGGTCAGCGAAGCGTTGAAGGAATCCTGTGCCTGGGCGAGTTGGAACTGCGTGTCAGCGATCTTGACCTGCTGCGCGACATAGTCAGCGCCCTTCTGCCCGGTCCAGCCATTCGCGGCCGCTTCCTGCGTGGCGCGCAACGTGGCGAGCGCGCGCACCCGTACCTCCTCGGTCGCGCCGACGAGGCGCAGCTCTTCCTGCAGCTCGGCGAGGCGATCGGCGCCCGACGACATGGCGCTGAGGCGCTGCTGTTCGCGCTGGACCTCGGCGAGCCGCTCGCGGGTGGCGCGCTGCGCATCAAGCGCTTCCGACGCGGCCTTGATGCCCTGCACATCCTTCACCGTGCGCGCGGCCTCGAGAGCGGCGAGCAGCGGCAGATCCTCCAGGCGATCGCGGACCAGGTCTGCTGCCAGCTGTGCCGGCACGTTGCCGGCCGCGACCTCGGCGTTGATCTTCTCGATCATCGCCACCTCCTCGCGCATTGCGGCGGTCGACTTGGCGGCGTCTGCCACCCGTTGCGCGACGGCCAGGCGCACCTGACGCGCGACGCGCTCCTCGATGTCGGCGCGCTTCTTGATCGCCTCGCTCTCGGCCTTCACGCGGGCTTCCGCGATCAGCGCCTCGGCACCGGACACGCCATAGGCATCGGCCAGCCCGTAGAGGTTGCGGATCTGGGCCTCGATCGCGCGGCCCTCACGCTCCAGCTGCTCGTCGTGGCGGTCCTTCTTGGGGGTCCGGTCTTCCTTCAGCGCGTCGGCCTGCTTCTTCAGGTCGGCGAACTTGTTGGAGGCGATCTGCTTGGTGACGTCCTCGCCGAAGCGGACCATCGCGCCGTTGGCCTCGTCGAACGCGCCGGTATAGGCGTCGCCGACGTCAGCCAGGATCTCGCCCACGCCTTTGCCGTCGTACACACCCTTCACGATCGCGGCGATGCCGCGGAAGGTGCCGACGAACATCGAGTAGAGCGCCGCCAGCGACACGCGGCCGGCCTTGGTGATCCAGTCGAGCGCGTCGCCGAAGAACTTGGTCATATCGCCGAGGTGGAAGCCGACGCGCGCGGCCATGACCTGGAATGTCGCCTTGATAACATCGCCGCTGCTGACCGACGTGTTCTTCAGCTTCTCGATCTCGTCCTTGGTAAGACCCAGGCCATCGATCATCGCCTTGGTGTCGACGCCCTTCGACACGGCGCGATCGAACAGCAGGAAGCCGGCGGTACCGGCCGCCATCACGCCGATCAGCGGCGAGAAGCGCAGCAGGAAGCCGCCGATCTCGCCGGCCAGGCCCTTCACGCCGCCCTCGGCCTGCTGCGCCACCTGAATGATCTGGCCGATCTGGGTCGCGAAGATCTGGAACGGCGGGGATCCCGCCATTGCCATCGTGGCAACGTCGTTCAGCTGGAACGACAGCTGCGTAAGCGAGCCGGTGCCGCGCTTGGCGGCGGACTGCATGATGTCATGCGCCTGGCTGGCTTCGTGGAGGCGCTGCGTCAGCACCATCTGCTGGCGGGCATATTCCGCCGGCGCCGTGGCACCAGCGTAATAGAGCCGGGTGCTTTCTGCGATCTCGGCGTTGATGCGTGCGGTCGCTGCATACAACGGATCGGTGCTCATGCGCAGCCGCTCGGCCGCGGCCGCGTCGGCTTCCATCGCCAGCTGCGATCCGCGCACCTGGTCAGCAAGCCGGGCATGCTCGTCCGCGAGCTGCTTGGCCGATGCCGCGGCGATCGCGGTCGCGCGTGCCTCGTCCTCGGCCGCCTTTGCAGCAAGCGCGCTGAAGGTCGCGCCGGCGTCGGTCGCGCGGCCACGATCCGATCCGTCGATGCGGGCGATCGCCGCCTGGATCCGCTCGCGCTCGCGCAGTTCGGCAATCAGCTGCGCCTCGGCTGCGGCACGCTCGCGCGCGGCGCCGGCCTCGGCCGCCAGCTGGATGGCGAGCTTCGTTTCCGCCAGCGATTCGCGCGCGGCATCAAGCTGGCGCATGCTGGCCAGCAGCCGGTCGGCCGCTTCGGTGTTGCCCTGCGTTACGGCGGTCAGGGCGAGCTGCTCCGCACGAAGGGCGCGCTGCTCGTCGCGCGTCTTGCCGACCGAGGCGGCCTCGCGATCGAGCGTGCGGATCAGCTTCTCGATCTCGCTCTCGGTCTTGTTGACCTCGCGCGCGGTCGCCTGCAGCTCGCGCGTCGCGGCCGGGCCACCGGTGCTGAAGTTCAGCGGGCGGCCGAAGATACGCTCGAGGCCAGCGCGCGACTGGCTGGCAGCGGCGACGACTGATTGAACCTCGCGGGTGGCCGTATCGGCGAACGCCTTGATCCCCGCGGTCGCGGCCGTCGTGTCGACCATGTTGCTGGTAGCGCGCTCGATGCGCTGCGCCTCCGCCAGCACCTTCACCTCGGTCGATTCCATGATCGAGGCCAGGCGGATCAGCTCGTCGGCCGAATTGCCGGTGTCGATCAGGAAATCGGCGTGAAGACCGGGAGCATCGTCGTCGAGCATCGGCGTTCCTCCCGGTCATCGGTGAGCGCGCGCGGGATCGATCAGCCGAGCAGCCTTTGCAGCTCGGCCAGTTCGATCTCGCGTTCGCGGGCGGTGGGTTGCGTCCGCCAGGGCGGCGGACAAAGCTCGCTTTCGGCCCGGCGGGTCTCGGCGAGGTAGGCGGCGGAAAGGCGGCGCAGCAGCCGCATCTCCCAGGGTTCGATCGTCAGGCCGACGCTCTCGCGCCACGCCTTGATCTCGCGCCAGCTGAGCGGCACCGCGCCCATCCCGGCCGCCTCGGTCAGACCGATCTCGATCAACCGGTCGGTGATGTGCGGCGCGGCGTTGGGCGGCATCTGCGGATCGATCTTGCGCCGCTTCAGCTGCTCGATGCGGGTGGGCAACGCGACCGGCACGTCACCCTTTCCCCGTTTGCTCCGGGGATCCGGCTTCGGCGCGGTATGATACCACGCCAGCTGCCGGACCCAGAGGGTCAGGCCGCCTTCGAGGCGTCGCTGAAGTTTCCCCAGTCACCGAAGAACTTTGCGACCTGCTTGGTCACGAAGCCGAGCTTCGGATCGGCATAGACGGCGCGGTAGAGATCCTCGCCGGTCAGCTCACCCTCGCCATAGGTGAAGTTTTCGAACCGGGCCGTGAGGGTGGCGAGATCCGCGGCGGTTTCGGCGAGACGCTCTTCCGGCGTCGCGGCGGTCATCTTGCCGTCGTTCTCCTGAAAGCGCTTCAGCGCACGCGCCGACTGGCGGCTCTCGACCACGCCGGCGATGTCGCTGCCCGGGCCGTGCAGGTGGATACGGATCGGCAGCTTGCGGGCTTCATCGGCATAGGCCGGCTGACCGCTCGCGTCCTTGACGTGGATGACGGCGGTCGATGCGACAGCGAGGGCGGCGATGTTGAACAGCTTGGTCATGGATAATCCTTCGCGGGAGGATGGCGCACCGACCCGCCCCGCAAACCCGCGACGTGCGGGGCGAGCCGGTGCAAGGAAGCCGGCGTCGCGGGCGCCGGGAACTGGTGGGATCAGCCGGCCGGGTTGATCTTGATCGGCTTGGTGCAGATCTCGATCGCGGGCGCGGCCATCAGCATGGTGTCGGCGCCATCGATCGTCTCGGGCGAGCCGAACACGCGACCCATGAAGCAGCGCTTATGGCCCGTCGGATAGGTGACGACGATCGGATAGAGCTTCTGCGTCTCGTCGTCGGCCGCCGTCTCCATCAGCGCCTGGCCGGCGTCCTCGGCGTCGATCGCGTAGGTCGGCTGCAGGGCGCCGTAGTCGACCGACCCCTTATACTTCTGCTTCGGCCCCTTGAGGGGCTGAAACTCGACCTTGGCGAAGCTGGCGCCGAGCGAGCCGATCTTGTCGACGCCGCCGACTTCGGTCAGCGTCAGCGCCGTGAAGCCTGCTTCGTCATAGGTGGCCGGTGCGGTCGCGCCGATGGCGATCGACGAACCTGCTGCGGTGGAACCCATCGGGTATTCTCCTGGTGATAGACCGGCAGCGCCGGCGAAATCGCCCGCCGGATGGCGGGCGAGCGGGTCAGTTGCGCGAAGCGCGCGTGCGGACGGGCGGCTCGGCCGGCGCGTCGGCGACGATCTCGGCCGGTGCGGCTTCGACCAGGCCGGCCGCGCGGTAATTGTCGAAGAGGGACGGCTTCATCGGGACGATCTTGTCCTTGGTGAAGCGGCTCTGCGAACCGGCATCGTTGAAGTCGCGCAGCACCTTGGCGCGGATGGTGGTGGTGTCGGACATGGCTTTTCTCCTCAGAAAGCGGGCTGGTCGAAGCTGACCTTGAAATCCTGCGCCTGCTCGAAGCTGTTGCCCGGGCCGTCCATCTCTGGGCCGCGGCCGGCCGTCAGAACCGAGACGCGGCTCGCGCCGGCGATTGTCCCGGTTCGTCCCGCGCAGGCTTGCCGCACCAGCCGGATCGCGAGCTTGCGATCACGATGGTTGACGGTGCGAACGGTGACTGACACGCGGTCGGTCGTGCGAACGAAGCGCCCGGTCTTCAGCGTCTGTCGATCGACACTGCTGATCTCGGTCACGACCAGCGCGGGAAGCGGGACATCGCCCAGCCGAGCCGCCCTGATGCGCTCGGCCGGCACGAAGCCGGTCAGCGGCTCATGGGCGAGCAGCAGCGCGCCGATGATGTCGCTGCCCGTGATGACGTCGGCCGGCGTGGCGGGGTCGATCATGCATCATCCTCCGCGTCAGGGTCGAATGAGATTCCGGCGCGGGTCAGCCGGGCGTTGATGTAGGTCTGCGCGGCCGCGAGCGCCTCGCGCTCGAGCGTGTCGACGGCAGGCCGCAGGAACGGCACCTTGCGGGCGCCGGGGTGGAAAACAGTGGTGCCGACCGGCTTGCCGTTGATGACTAGGCTGGCCTTCAGGCTTTCGTCGCCGTCGGCGAGCGTCTTGTTGATCCGCCGGGCGGTCATGCCCTGGCGATATTGCGGATCCACGCTGATGAAGTGCGGGTCGGTGCCATATTCGAGCCAGCGGCCGACATAGGCGCCGGGGCCATGCAGCAGGACGCGGCCGCGTACGACCTCGCCCTTCAGCTTGACGCGCACCTTCACCGAATCGGCGATCAATACCTTGCTGCCGCCCGGGCCATCGGCCGTTCGACCGCCAAGCCGCTCCTTGGCGCCCTCCGCGAAAACCTTTGCGCCGCGGCGGGCGGCACCGCGCAGAACGCGCTCGCGCAGCAGGTCGGGCAGCTGGGTCATGTAGCGGCGCGCGGCAGCGCCGCCGCGGACCTTTGCCATCAGGCCGGGTTTCCGGCCGGCCGGTAATCCTCGACCATCAGCTCGAGGCCGCCATGCCGTCCCAGCTCGGCGGGGCCAGCGACGATCTGCATGATGCGTGTGCCGAGCACTAGGCGCATGTCCGGCGTTACGTCGTCGCGCCAATACATGCGCACCCGCGCCCGCCGCGTCGCCGTGGTGATCCCGCCTTCGGTCTTCTCGCTGCGGCTCGGCAGCTGGTCGCGCAGGCCGATCCAGATCGTATCGACCAGCTCCCATTCGCCGGCGCCGGCGCTGTCGAAGCCTCCCGCAGCCTTTGGCCGCTCGAGGCGCACCTCATGCTCCAGCTCGCTCGGACGAACGGTGATCATCCGACCGACAGCACCATGTGGCGCCCGATCATCGGTCGCAGCTGGTCGTCGGTCAGCTCGGGCGCCTCGCGGTTCACGAAGAAGTCCGACAGCGCCAGCTTGACGCAATGCACGACCAGGCGCGGCACCGCGTCGGCGCTTTCCCAGCCGGTCTCACCGACCAGCTGGCGGCCGAGGAAGGATGCGATCCGCTCCTCGGCCGCCGGGATCAGATCGGCGATCGCGCTGTCGGGCGTCGATGCGCTGAGGCGCAGATGCTGGCGCGCGGCAGCGAGCGTCAGCACGGTGCCATCGCCCTCCACCGCCCCGGCCATCTTACTTGGCCGGCGCCGGCTCGGGCTTGTCGGCCGGCGCCTTATGCGCCTCGGCATAGCCCTGCTTGATCAGGCGCGCCTCGGTTTCCTTGTCGAAACTGGCGACTTCGCCTTTGTTGTAGAGCGTGCCCTGCTGGCAGGGCTTCAGGAACTTCACACCCATGTCGGGTCTCCGAATGCGCGAAGGGCGCCCCGCAGGACGCCCCTCGCAAGGCTGGTGATGGTGGGCGGGAGAGCCGCTTACGGCTTCCAGGTGACGCCGGTGAGCACCGCGAAGGCGGCGTCGTGGCGCAGCTGGGTGTCGTGTTCCTGGATAAGACGGATCACCGTCTCGTCGTTGGAGAAGGCCGACAGGATCTCGCCGTTGTCCTCATAGGCCGCCTCGGTCGAGGCGGTCAGCGTCACCTGATAGGTGTCGCCGATCAGGAACTGCTCGAAGTCGCCGAAATAGACCTCCGACTCGTTACCGCCGACGCCAAGGTTGTCCGGCACCGAGGTGGTGACGAAGATCGGGTAGATCCCGAACTTGCCCTCGGCGACTTCCGGGAACGCCTTGTTGCCGTTGCCGTCGCGGATGTTCTCGAGGAACGAGTGGACGGTCGGCGACATGATGTACCCGCACTTCGACAGCGGCACGTTGGCGTTGACCACCTTCAGCTTCAGCCGCGCCATGTCGGACGTGATCTTCACCAGATCGGGGTTGGCGGTCATGGTCAGGACGTTGCCGACCGGGATCAGGTTGCGCAGGCCAGTCGGCGCCGTGTCGGATCCGACGCCACGCAGGAACTGCTGGTCTTCCTTGATCGCGGCCGAAGTGACCAGGTCGTCGCGAACCATGGCGTCGACGCCGAACGACGCGCGGCGGATCAGCTGGTTGGTGATCGGAACGATCGCTCGCAGCGTCTTCGCCGACATCTTCAGCTGACCGAC